TGACTGGCAACCGCGAAAGGGCGCGTTGGAACAGGTCATGGACGCTATCCGCCCAGCAACCTTCGTGTTGGAGCCAGGCGAGTATAGCGACAAACTGCCGCAGTTAAATGTTGTGGAAATGCGCTGTGACATGGCCGACCGCAAGCCCTACGAAAAGATGAAGCGCGATTTCGTGTTGGAGTACGGAGAGGACCGAGTCATCGCGGCGAACGCCGCCGCCGTGACGAACAAGCTCCAGCAAATGGCGTCTGGGTTCGTCTACGACAGTAAAATAGAAGCATCACAGGAAAAGGGAAAGTTCACTATGAAACAGAAGGTCATTTGGTTTTCGATGCACAAGTTTGAATTGATTGAAGAAATCCTAAACGAAAACCAGCGCGACAATACGATCATTGTCTACAATTACAAGGAAGAGCTGGCTGAGTTGCAACGCCAATATCCTTACGCGCGGACGATTGATGATTTTAACGCCATCCAGCGATGGAACGCGGGCGAGATCGAATTGCTGTTAATCCATCCAAAATCTGCAGGGCATGGGCTTAACCTTCAGTTTGGCGGGTGCAAGATTATTTTTCTGTCGATGCCGTGGTCGTTGGAATTGTTTGAACAGACGGTGGGGCGCTTGCACCGAGGTGGTCAGACCAAGGACGTCTGGTGTTATCTGCTGATCTGTAATAAAACTATAGACGAACGGATCTGGATCGCGCTTCAAGATAAGCGGGCGATTTCAGACATAGCACTTGAGGAACTGAAGGCATGAACTGGCGCGATCTCAACAGAATACTTCCCACGTTAGACGAAGACACCGTCAGACGGATGCTGGAAGACGAGCGCAGGGGCGAGCAGCGCGTCACGGTGCTGGTGCGCCTGCATCAACGCTATACGATCTTGCGAGCGGCGCGCGAACGCACGGAAATTCTTGGGGACACAACGTTTCCTGAAGTGATGGCGCTTACTTAGCGCACCAACCTTCGCGGCGGGCGTTGTTCTGCTTGACTTCAATGATGGTGCCCGTGGTGTCCTTGGACGACCAAGACACGTCCTTCCAGACGGTGCAGACTGCGCTGTTAGTCTCGACGGTGGCCGTCTGACTCGCGCACCCGCTCAGGAGACACATCAAGAGTGTCAGAAGCGTTAACCGCATTGCGTGTTCTCCTTAGTACGTCTGCCGTTGCAGCGGCCTCAATCTCAGCAACGGCGTCTGCGCGGATTTTGTAATAAACGCCGGTCAACGTCATCACGATGATGACGCCCATGAGGGCGTAACGCCCCAGCGGTGTGAAGAGTAGACTAAACACCGTGCTGATCCATGTGCTGTTTGCGCCAGAACCAGACCGCCGCCGCGAGCCCCACAATGGCCAGCATGATAAGAAAATTAGGGTTAGCAAATAAGCCAGCAAGCTGATTTGCTGTATCAGAAGCGTCCTGCGCCTGCGAAGCGACTTCCTTAGCAATACCCAAGCCTCCAAGCCCCGCCGTAAGTACCGCCGCGTTACCTTGTTTGCTATCTGCCATTGTTCGTACAGGTACAGGATCGGGATCGGTGCGCTGTTCCTGTTCATAATTAAACACCTGTTCAGGGGTAGCGGGCTTCGCGCCCGCAGTCCACCATGCGCCCGCCGCCTGGCGGCGGCGTACCAAACCGGGCAATACCTTACCGCCGCCTTTGGTCCATTTCATCAACTCGGAAGGCACCGCGTCGAGATCGCCAGCATTAACCTTCTTGAGCATCGTCGAAGATTTGAGGTTGCCGACGCCTGCGTTATAGGCGAAGTCCACAAGAACATCGAACTGGTTCTGCGTCAACGGCACCTTTACCAGATCCATCACGGCGATCTCGTACTTGACAATGTCACGCTTAAGTATGTCGTCCGCCTGCGCCTGCGTGATGGTCATGCCATCGTTGACCATAGGCGCGCCCGCAGCCGACGTATGGCCATAACCGATGGTGCAGACGCCTGCGGGGCAACGGTACGCCTTCAGCTTGCAACCTTCAAACTTCTTAAGAAGGCTGTCTAATCCGCCTTGGCTCATGTGCATGGCATAGCTCCTATTTGTGAACAAGACCAATAGAGATAAGGACAACGCAAACCAGAACCACGATGACCGCAAGGGCTACTGCTCCCCACACCATAATGGTGTGCATAAGTTCGTCTTGATCTTTTTCCGCTTGGAGCGCCGCCGCCTTCATATCTTTCTTGATCTGCGTGGTGTGCGACAGAACCTGATCCCAGGCGGCGATGCCAAACTCACCGATGAAATGGTTCTTCAGATCTTCCATCATCTGATCTGCTTCCGCCTTGGCGGTATAGGCTTCCATTGCGATCTGTTGCGCGGACTTGCCCGCAATCAGGCTACCTTTGGGGTCTGCGGCAACGCGCGTAATCGCGGCTACGCTGTCGAACAGCGAGCCAAGATCCTTCGCCATACCCTGCAACTCTTTGCCCACGGCGATGCCAGCCTTGAGGGCTTCGTAGCTGACTTTGGCCGTGGCTAAAAGTGTAAGCGGGTCCATTATTTATCCGCCTTCCCATCAAGTTTGTCGTAGATGCGCTTGAACATGTCCTCGATGTGATCCATGCGCTTGTCCAAGTCAAACCGACTGACGTAGGACTTGGGCAAATCTACTTCCAATTCATGAAGGTCTGATCTCAGTTCCTTGACCGCGCCCCAGACCTCCCGCGCAAACCAACCGCCCATCGCAATGGCGACCGTGGATGCGATGTTCATCAGTGTCTGCGTGTCCATCATCGACCTATTGGTTAGTGTTGCTATACACCATAGCACCGGGCAAAAGAAAATTACGAACAGCAGATGAAGATACGCCTTGCGGAGCCAAAGCATTCCCGACATTTCCTTCACGTACACTTGCCGCAAAACGATTAGCTATGGGCATAGCTTGTCCAGCTCTAGCAGTTTCCGCCGCTTTACCGATTGCGCCTGGGGCAGCGAAGAATAACGAACCAAACGGCCCTGTTGTTGCGTGACCTACAGTCCCCGCTAGCGCGGCCATAAGATTGCCGAACATGCTAGTACGGCTAAAACCAGGCATCAAACTTTCCAAAGTTTGAAGCGATTTGGACCCGATGTTTCCGTCCGCAATGTCCTTGATAACTTTTTGTTCTGCGGGCGAATATTGCGCCAAACGGTCTTCATTCTTAGCAAGCGAAGAAAATTGTGTGCGAAGTGCCTTGATAGGGTTGTCCGTTGTAGACGCATCTGCTTTGTGGATAAGCGTTTCAATTTCTGCGCTTTTGGCCGCGCGTCCAAACTTGTCACGCGCGTTAATGAGCGCGTCCTTAACCGTATCTGGCGCGGCAGACGGAAGTAACGGATCTTTCGGTACTACATTTGACGGGTTAATATCGTTAAGCGCGGCGTCCAATTTACGCGATATTGTGGACAGAACTTTCTGTTCTCCCCCCGATGATTCATATGCCAGATCACGCGCTTTCCCGCGCAATGCATCGAGTTGCGTAAGCGATTGCGGCGTCTGTGCGCGGTCCTCTAAAACTTTGAGGAAATTTCTAGCGGTAGGGTCAAGTTCTTCGACATACCGAGATTTTTCTAATGATGCCTTAATATCCGCGATTGTTGACCGAAGCACGTCTGGATGGATAGCCAGATTGGAATTATCCATCACAGCGTAATCGCTCTGTGCAGCAGCACGTAATGCGTTTGTAGTAGGGATAGCCGCAGTTTCAGTTGGAGCCAACGCGTTCTTGATCGCGCCCGCGCCCTTTGCCGCAACGTTAACGGCACCTGCGGCCAACGGCGAAAAAGGATCAACTACCATGCTCGCGCCCTGCGCTAACCGTGCAGTGTTAGTAAGATTTGCGGCTTGCGCCGCTTCTCCAAGACGCGTCAAACCAGTAGCCGCAGCACCCGCAAGGGGAACACCCACAATGCCACCACTGGCGCGGCCAGATGCCATAGCGGGCGTTTCGGGCTCGCCGTAAAAGAACGACGTAATATTTTCGTGCGATGGCGCAATTTCACGTACATATGGAAGCCCCGTCACCGCGCCAATAGCGGACGTGGTTGCGCCTTGCGCCATACCTTTCAACTGCTGCCCAAGCCCACCTTCAGGACCGGGCGCACTAAAACCTTGACCTTCGCCAACCACGCCGGGGCCTTGTTCGCCAATTCCTGCCATGCGCGACCGTCGTCCAGCACGTTGAAGCGCCTGCTCTTCAGACGACAAACGCCCATTGTTGGGGGCAGCGTTAGACACGCCGCCAAATTGTTTGGCAAGCGCCTCATAATCAACTGCCGCTGGTTGTTGCGCAGGCGACGCGCCGCTTGCGCCGTCAACAGACGCGGATACGCCCCCAAATTGTTTAGCCAGCGCCTCGTAATCCATTAAAGCCCCGCTGCGCGTTTGAAGTTATTCAAAGCTTCCTGAGAAGGGAAGGTATGAACTTTATTATCTGGCGTAGTGACTGCAAACGATGTTGCGCTTGACGCGGGCGTTTTTTTGTCCGTGGCAGGCGCTCCAATCTCTACATCCTTGCCGCTAGACCAAGCTTCCAATGTATTTTTAAGCTGACGGAAACCGGCAACGCGTTCTTCGGCGGGTTTATTTGGATTAGCTATATCGGCAACTAATCCTTGAATAAATTGAACGTCCTTATTGGAAACTCCCGCGTTAAGCTTGCCGTTAAGAAGCTCAAACGTCATTTGTTTGGCAATGTGATCCAGTTGTGCAATATTCTGCATACCTGGCGTCGCCCCACCACCTAAACCAGATGGTATTGCGCCTTTAACCTCCGCACCCATATGTTCCATAAGGCCGGATGTAGACGCCTTAATCAGATCTTCAATTTTTTTGGCGTTTTCGCCGCCCGCAGTGCGAAGGAGAAGCTGCGCGCCTTCTTTCTTGTTAGCTTTAAGCGTTTCCTGCGCTGTCGTAGCTTTGGCAGTTTCGGTCGCCGTTGTTGTCGCCCCCGCCTGCGCCGCTACGCGCGCTTGCCTTTGCGCCTCTGCTTCCGCAAAAGTCGTAGGAGCGCGCGGCGGCGCAACCGTAGGCGCAGCAGCAACGGCGGCGGGCATTGCAACGGCAGGCGTCGG